TCAACCCGCCTGCGGTTGTTTGCGAAACACGCAAACGATGATGTCACTAGGGAACATCCGCATCAGCGGCAGCGCGCACAGGATCGCCGCGTACTGGATATAGAGCGACATGGGTGAAATGTTTGCCGCGCAACGCAAGCGTTCCAACAATCCCGCGGCCCGCAATGCAGGCAGCTCGGCGCAATGCACGAGCTCGAAATTGTGCTTGCCGACCAGCGCGGCCAGGTTTGCGCTATTAAAGTAGTGCACGTGTGGCGACGGCAGGTCTTTTTGCCATAAGCGGTCGAACGGCGCCCGCCAACCCAGCCTGGCCACCAGTTTCGACAGCCGGTAGAACAGTCCTTTGCTGCTGGGCAGGTTGAGGATCAGGATGCCGGCGTCATTGAGCCGGGCACGACAGGCGCACAGCGCGCCGTTAATGTCGGGGATGTGTTCGATCACGTCATTGAACACGATGACGTCGAAACGTTCGCCTTCCTGCAGCACATCCGGAAAATAGCCAGCGCGCACCGGCAAGCCTCGCGCAGCGGCACGCGTGCCGACCTGGGCATCCGGTTCGACGCCGAGCACGTCGAAACTCCCCCTGCGCTGTCTCGAGGAACCATCCATGCGCGCTGCCCACGTCGAGCAAGCGCGTCGCTCCCGGCTGCGCGAAGTGTTGGGCCACATGGACAATCGCGCGAAAGTTCTCCAGTCGCAAAGCCTTGAGGCCCGTTTCGCGTTCGAGTTCGTCAACAAGCCCGGCTTGCTGCTGTTCGTTGATCGCGACGCGCAATGCCGCGCTTTCATAGGCACACGACGGACAGGTTGCATGCCAGCCAGCGAGGCCGGGCGCCTGCCTGTTCCCGCAGACGATACATGGCATACCGCTCCTCCGCACGGGCTTGAACTGACGAGGGACGACCATACATCAGTTCCGGCGCAGGGCAATCGGTGCGCGATATGGCACTTGACTTTGCGCAGACCGGCAGCATCTTGGGTCTAGTTGGAGTACAATGGAGTTTCTTTCGTTGGGGGCGACCTGGTTTCGACGTGGGTTGCAAAGCAGCGCAGGGCATACCGAGGGCTGGTTACCTCGTAAATACACCCAGAAATCAATAACTGCAAACGATAACTCGTACGCACTCGCAGCTTAATTGCTGCTAGCTCTACAACACCTCGCCCCTGGGGTGTGCCGCAAGGCAAGTAGAGTCATTTACAGGGGCTCGCGCCTGACCGGGTTACTTGGTTAAGCGTTAAATCTAAGGTAACTCGCCTGTACAAAGGGTGCACGTCCCCGTTGTCCAGGTTAAATTAATTGACAGTGCTAAGTATGTAGAACTGTCTGTAGAGTGCTTGCGGACGAGGGTTCGATTCCCTCCGCCTCCACCAACAAACACTTTAGATTCAAGCACTTAGCTGCTCGGAACTGTCATTAATTGGGCTGAGTTGGGGCTGATCTGGCTCCAGAATGCCAACAGAATGACAACCTGCTCAGGACGCCTTCGTGGCGTCCTTTGTTTTTTCTGCGCCATAGATTGCCTCGGCGCGACTGCCGGCCTGCTTGTCGGCATCCGGCATCCAACGGCCATACCGGCGCGCAATCATCGTCCAGTCCTTGTGACCCATCTGCTTGGCCACCCACATCGGCGGCTCGCCGGCCGACAACATCATACTGGCGTAGGTGTGGCGCGTCTGGTACGGGTAGCGGTAGCGCACGTTTGCCTTCTTGAGCGCCCACTGCCATAGCGTCTTGCGGATCGGCTGGTCACCTTGCCACCGTTCCCGCGTTTGCGGGTTCTGGAACACTTCCTTGCCTGACAGCCAGGTGTGCTGCTTTTGGTCGACCAGCGCGTCGAGCGCGCCGCGCAGCAGCTTCACCTCGCGCCGCCCGGCATAGGTCTTGGTCACCTCGGCCTTGCCGGCCGCGTTCTGGGTCATCGCACGCTGCACGCGCACCACGCCGCGCAGGAAGTCGACGTCGGCCCAGTCCAGCGCCACCAGTTCGGACGTGCGCAGGCCAGTCCAGAACGCGAACTGCACCAGGTTGCGGCCCTGCCCTTCCAAAGCGGCAAGGATAGCCTCCTGCTCATCCCGGCTGAACGGATCGATCTCATCGGCATCGCGCGGCGGCTCGTTCTTCGTGTACGACCAGCCGGCCAGCGGGTTCGTCTCGATCAGCTCGTCATGCATCGCGTCGTCCAGCGCCGAGCGCATCACGCTTTGGATATTGCCCAGCGTCTTGTTCGTCACGTCGAGCTCGGCCAGCTGGTCGCGCATGTGCGTGCGCTTGAACTCGGACAAGCGCAGATGGCCAAACCATGGGATCAGGCGGCCCTGAACGATCTTGCGGTAGGTGTCGTAGGCACTGGCCTTGCGCTGGCTCTTCTGCCGGTCGAGCCAGGCATCGAGGTAGCGCTCGACCGTCTGCACGTCGCCCGGCACACTGGCGAACTTGGCGGCGTTGCTCGAGTTGGGGAAGGTCGCGGCGTAATCGAAGCAGTTGGTTGCGATCGCATGCAGGACCGCTGCCCGGTGCTGCTCGGCCCGTTTCAGGTTAGCGGTTGTGGGCTTGAGCGCGATCCGCTCCCGGCAGCGGACGCCCCGATACATGAAGGTGATTTCGATACTGCTTTCCGATGCACCTTTAACGCCCCGCCCGTCTCGACCCATGACTCATACCCTTTTACATCTATCAAATTGCGCCCGTCAGGCGCCTTAATCCAAACCTCACCCTCAAGCCAAATTCCGTCCCTGATCTTGGACCGGATTGCGTCCTCGGTATAACCCGATTCGGTGGAGAACTTGGAGATGGTCAAGTAGCGCAGCATTTACTTTTCTGTCAGCGGCCAGCGGCAGTCGCTCAGCGCGTGCGCGCCGCCGCACCTGGTGCACTCGGCGGACGGCGCGACCATTCCCGTTTGCGCGGGAATCTTCTGCACTGGTTGCCACGATTGCAGCCACATGTGCCAGGCCAGATTCCCGATGGTGTAGAGGTCTGGACCCATGTCACTCGTCCGGAAATCCATCGTGCTGCAGGCCGTCGAGCATGCGGCCTGCAAGCTTCTTGCCCATGCGCTCAATCCATTCGGATCCGGGAATCTTGATGCCAGCATCGTCGTTGAACCAGTTCGGCGCCCACTCGCCCCACTGCTTGAACAGGAACGGCACGTCGGCCGCCGCGCACTGGTCGCGCAGGCTGCGAGCCCAGTCCGGATCCATCGGGCGGGCGCCAGGGCCGCTCTCGCCGCCGACGATTACCCAGTCGATGCCCCATTCATCACCAATGCCGGTAAAGTCGCAGCGCGAGCAGCACTCGTATGCCCCCGTGCTGGGGTCCATCGACAGCGCTCCGTTCGAGGTCGGGCAAGGTTTGCACGCCACGATGCTCAGGTCGACCGGGCCAAGCAGCGGCTCCATACTGAGGAATCGCACTGTGGCGTCGAGGGCGAGCAACTTCGGTATGTCGCGGTCGGCTTCAGCCTGACTGGTAATCGTGGCGCCAAGCCAGACATTCGGGTACTGCTTCTCGAAGTCGAACGGAACCGGAAGCATATTGCCCACATTGCCGATCCGCTTCGTCAGCAGAAGCCAGTCGAGGTTCGGCGTGGCCGCGATCAGTTCGAACAGATCGGCGCGCCAGTCATCGGGTACCGCGTTATCGAAAACGTCGGCCAGCGACGCACAGAACACGCGCTGGCGCCGGCCATGCTGCGCGAAGAACGCGGCGTGTGCGGCGTTCCAGGCGAGCGGCTTGTGCCAGTTGGCCGGACTGGTGCGACGACGCGGCGCGCCCGGGCCCCAGTTGATCGCCACGCCGCCGCCGAAGCGCGCGTTGCGCGTCTCAGCGTAGCAGTGGTCGCAGCCCGGCCCAACCTTCTGACAGCCTTCCCACGGATTGAAAGTGTGATCGGTCCACTCGATAGTTGAGTTTTCACTCATGATACTATTGCCTTTCGAATAATTTTAAGGAGACAAACATGGGTGGTCCATCGTTGATTCGCGATCCCTTTGAGGTGGCCAAACGGCGAATCGATCTTGCGGAAAAAATCACTGGTGAGCAGCTCGCGCGCGCCAAAGAGCTGCATCGCATTCACTTCGACGGCGACAACAGTCGGCCTGAGTTCATTGCTGCGATCGTCCAAGCGCTTGCAACCAATTACCTCGCCACGGTTGAGGCAGCGAACCAAAGCTAGAATCATGCCGTCCCACTCTCCGGCCAAGCGGCACCCAACCAGGTGCGGCTGGCCGAGGGGCTGGCGGCAGCCGACGCAGCGGCATGGGGTGCGAGTGACCGTTGCTGTTGTGCTACGATTCCGCGAATATTTCGCGGGGGGACTATGGAAAACCGAATTTGGAAGATCATCGGCTTTTGGACGATGGGCCTGCTTCTCTTCATAGAGACGATGATCATCATTCGATGGGTGATCGAATTTGTTACTTGGTCGACTGTGGATTCTGGCTGGGCGCAGGCCATCGGCTCTATCGCCGCCTTGGGTGTAGCGATTTATGTGATGAGCCGACAGAACTCGCACGCGGCACAATTGATCGTTGCGGCTGATAAATTGGCGGCCCGAAGACGCGCAGCAGCTGTGAGGGCTATTGTGCGGCGCGCGGTCGCTGTGGCGGAGCACATTCGGACCATTGTAGATATTCCAGTTGGGACTTCCGTGGCTCCAGGAGAATATAGCGGTAAGCTCGAGGCGGCCAAAATTTCGCTTCAAGGGGTCCTTACCACTGTGAAGGCGGTCCCAGCGCATGAGTTGGGATCCTTTGACATGGCCGAAGGAATCCATCTGCTTGGGGTCAATCTCCAAAGTCTCGATAACATACTTTCGAAGCTGATTGTGAATCTGGGTGATCGCGGGACGCCACAAGCGACTGAAGTTTTCAGGGTCTGTTTTGATTTCATCGAAAACGCGAGCACGCAATTCGATCGTGGTGCGGCCGAGTTCGATTAAAGTCGTACCTAAAGCCAAGCGTCCCGGGCCGGCATCGGAGATGTTGACCTGATTCACGCTGCCTCCCTCAGTGCGGTGATCACGTCGCAGGCCACCTGCGGAGCAACGGCGTTGCCGAGCACGTGCACGGCGAGCCGATGGTCGTCCGGCAGGATGTAGCTCGGGCGGAAGCCCATCGCAGCCCGATTCTCGTCCTTGTTCAGCATCCGCATACGCGCACCGTCGACCACGGCCCAGCGATCGCGCGTGGTGATAGTGCCGATCGGACGGGCAAGGCTGCGGCCGGTGAGGCCCGAGCCTTTGCCGTAGTACGGCATCACGAAGCGGTCACCGAACTGGCGCCGACCGTTCGCCACGCGCGCCAGCGTCGCCGCGGCCCGGCCCGGCTTTTCGATCTGCGACCAATCGCCCGCGTCGAAGTCGACGAAACTGCTGGCAGGCACATGGGCACGCCTCGGCAGGCGCAGCATCAGAGGATGCTTGGCGCGCACGCCGACAAAGAACAGACGATCGCGGTTCTGTGGAACTCCTTGATTCGCCGCGTCTACCATTTGAATGTCGAGGCAATAGCCAAGCGCTTCAACAGCCATCCGCCACGCTGGATAAAGCTTCCAATTCAGGAAGCCACGCACGTTCTCGCCAACAAAGAATTCCGGGCGGTGGTGCTCGATCGCGGAAATAAATGCCCATGCAGTCGACCGCGAGGCGTCGTGCTCTGGGTTGTTGCTCGGCTTGCCGCGTGCGTGCGTGTTCCCCTGGCAGCACCAAGAGGCCAGCAGCAGGTCGTGGCGCGGGACCGTGGCCCAGTTCACCTGGTGCAGGTCTTGGCACGCGTGCTGCGTGTTCGGGTGATTGGCCGCATGGATGTCGACCGCGACGCGCCAGTGGTTGCCAGCCCAGATCACCTCGCATCCAGCCATCTCCGCGCCCTCGGTGAAGCCGCCAGCGCCGGCGAACAGGTCGATGGCCTTCATGCTGCCGCCAACATCGGAGTGCTGCGCGTACGCTTCGAGTACGTTTTCTTCGCTGGCTTGACAAGTCGACCGGCCTTGCGCAACTCGCATGCCCGGCCCATAACCGTGTTAATCGTGCGCTCGAGCGCGAGGCTGACCTGCTCTGGACCCGCCGTTTCGTAATTCTCGATCAGGTATTTTTCATCGGTCGTGGTCCACGGCGTGCCCTGCTTGCCGTGGTATTCAGGGTGAAACTTCATGCGCCCACTGGCATCGTAGACGACCGGGATTTCGCTGCTCTCGATCATGCTGCCGCTCCCTGCTCCGGCGCGCCGAACAGCGCGGCCACCAGGCCATCGCGCCACATACCGATCTGCACAGCCGGTGCCATGGGCCGCTTCGGCGCGATGCCCCGGTCAAGCAGTTCATCTCCGGTCGGCAGCGCGACATCCTCGCCCAGCTCCCACAGTTCGCGGCGGCGCGCATCGCAGCGCCCCGTACGGCGCACTTCGCGCAGTTCCTTCGCCATGTGCTTGAGGTGTGCGTACGCGGTCGACTGGTTCAGGCCCAGCCTCTCGGCGATGTCGCCAGGGGAAAGCGGCTGCTCTGCCAGCAGAACGCGAATTGCCGCGCGGGCCTGCTCGCGCAGCTCCAGCTTCTCCTTGGTGCCCATGTGGCGGCCCGACCCGGGCGGGTGGGCGCGGTTGTTTGTCTTGCTCATTCGGTATCCCCGGTCATCGTCTTGTCGTCGGCGCTTTGCGCCTGGTATTTGGTGCACGTGCGCGCCTCTTCACCGCGGCGGTTCGAGATCGGCAGGCACGGCAGGCGCAGCAGCAATTTGAAAGCCCCGCCGCCGGCCAGTGCCTGGTAGCTGACGCCCTGGGCGCAGTGCGGCTCGCCGGCGTGTGTGAAGAAGGCGCAGGTCATTAAAAACCCCGCCGCTCGCGCAGCGCCTGGGCCGCAGCGATTTCTTTCGGCGAGGCCTTGTCCCCTTCGTGGACTTCATCGCGGTAGCCGTACGTCGGAACCTGCAAGCTGCCGCAGTAGCACGTGGTGCCGTCCCAGTACACGCGCCAATTCGGTCCAGCCGGTTCCTTGGCCCTGCTGCGATTGATCTCCACATCGTAGATCGCTGCCTTCGGCATAGCCCATTCGGCTCGGTATGGCTCCAGACGCGAGCCGTAGCTGTGGCCGACGCGCGCCACGCGGGCGTGCGCGCAATGCTTGGCAACGACGCGGAGGAACAGCTCTTCCTTAATGTAGAGGAAGCCGCCAGTGCATCGCGTGTACCAGGGCCGCGAGCGCGACCACTTATCGCCGTACATTTGCGCTGTCACATCGCACAGCGTGACCTCGACATACCCGGGTGGTGTGCCGCCGTGCCATGGGCCGCGCAGCACCAAGTCGCTGCCGTCTTCCATCGTCAGCCAATATTCGGCACCGCCGAAACCGTCCTGCTTCGTCGTCGCCATTACGTCGACTTCCTTGCAGTCGGCGACCATTTCGATATACCCGCCCCCAGGCTTGCGCCGGTCCAGCAGCTTCGTTCGGCTAAGCTCACCATCGTGGTAGTACGCCAGGGCGCGGCCGTCGTCCTGGCGCGCGATGTACATCTTGTGGCCTTCCTTGCTCCACTGCTGGCCGGGCCAGCGGCAAGCCTGGCCGCGAACCTTCAAGATGAGCCGTGGCGCGCCACAGTGGCCATTGCCCCAGTCAACGTGTGCGCCCAAGCACCAGTCGGGCAAGGAGTGGCGCCCGGTCGGCAGTTCGCAGTCTTCCCACGACGAGATGCCCGCGCCCGACACGATGTTCATTTGTTCGTCGCTCAACGTGGTCATGATCAGCCCACTGGCGGGAACAGGTCCGCAGCGGTCTTCGGCTCGGGCGGCGTGAGCGTCAGCTCGATGTCGCGCTGGATGAACTCGCACAGCTTGCCGACGTCGTCCGGGTCCGGATGAGCGATGATGCGGAAGCTGATCCCCACCGATCCGCCGTTGAGCGGCTCGAATGCGAAGTGGTCGACCTTCACGTCGTTGAGCGCGATGTTGCTGTCGCCGCCCATGCCATAGTCGACAGTCGCGGTGTAGCCGCTGCCTTCCCAGTCCCACTTGATGGCGCCCATCTTCGGGTAGCGCAGCGCGGTCAGGCCCTCGCCTTCGGTGACCTGGTCGACCAGATCGGGGCTCTCGTCTTTCTTGAAGAGGTGCTGGCGCAGCTCGGGGTGGAAGTGAATGAGCGCGCTGCTCGGGCACGTGGCTTCGATCTTGAGGTCGAGCGCTGGCTTGGTGTCTTCGCCGTGCTTCTCCGCGCGCGGGTTCACGTTGGCGAGCTTCACGGTGGCTTGGTCGAGGTCGAACATCGGTTACTTCTCCTGGTCTTGGGGTTGGTTTTTAGGGTCTTGCTGGAACTGCAAAAATGGAATCCGGATGTATTCGTGAAAGCGCCCCGCGGCCTCGGGATCTCGGTCGATCTCGCCGCGTGATTGCACGTCGCAGACACGCCGCACTACTTCCGCCGCCTCGTCCTCGCTGACGGCGCCGAGGAAGCGCTGGAACAGCGGCTCCCTGCAGCGCAGGGCAACCCAGGTCGAGAGGCGCTGGCGGTTCATTACGCGGCCTGCTGGGCCTGAGCCATGCTGATGTGACGGATCAGGGCAGCGCAGATCGGCTGGAAGTCCGATTCGTGGTACAGCACCGCAGCCCGGTCGCGGCCGGCGGGCGCGAAGCCCAGCGACGTCAGGAAATCGGCGGTCAGCGCGAAACCAAGGCGTTCCGCGATCTGGCCCAGGCGCAGGCTTGCGGGCGTGGTCGGTGCGGCTGCCGGGCGCGCGGTGGCGATCGGCGTCACCGGAGTGGAGAGCGTGCGGTGCGCGGCGGCGAAGCGTTCGGCGCCCTGCTGCTCGTTCAATGCCTGCGCGGCCGGCGACAACTCAGCGCCTTCCGGCTTCGCCTGTGCGGCGGTCAGTTCGGCTGCGGCTGCCTTGTTCGCGGCTGCGATGCTGGCGGCCTGCTCTTCCAGTTGGCGCTTCGTGTCAGCGGCAACCCGGGAACGCTCCGCTGCGGCAGCTTCCTCGACCTTGCGGTCTTCCTCGGCCTTTGCCAGGCGCACCTTTTCGGCTGCTGCCGCTTCGGCCTTGATGCGCTCTTCCTCGGCGATCCGGGCGCGCAGGGCTTCGGCCTTCTCTGCCTCGGCCTTCTCGTGGTCGGCGATCCGCAGCTTGACCAGCGCGGTCAGGTCGTCAGCGGCCTTGAGCACGATCGACGCCGTGTCGGCGAACAGGAAGGTGTGTGCGCTGGCCAGCTCGCGCAGCGTGCCCAGGTTGATCTGGATGCGGTCGGCGACGGCGTTCGCCTCGATCTTGAAGCGCGCCAGCTCGGTATCGACCGCGTCGCGCAGGCTAGTGATGGTCTTCTTGCCCTTCATGGCCCCGGCGAAGTCGACGGCGATGGCCGGCATGTACGGCTTGCCGAGACGCGTGTTCAGGGCGCTGATGTGCGCCGCTGCCTTGTCCTTCACCGCCTGGTGGATCTCGACGCGGATGGTTTCCTTGCGCGCCTTAACCACCTTCTCCAGCATCAGGCGGGTCTTGCGCGCCAGCTCCTTGTAGCTGGCGACCGTGCGCACCATGTCATCGACTGCCGAGACCTGGCCCAGTGCGGACGCTTCGGCGGCGCCCAGCGCGGTCTCGGCGCGCTCCATCACCTTGATGGCCTGCTCGGCATCAGCGAAGGACTGGTCGTCGCTCGGGTTCGTGTCGATATCGGCGATGAACGACTGCAGCTTCTCGCCGAACAGAACCAGGTTGTGATTCAGGGTAAGCTGGCCGTCGACGCGGATCGACAGGGCCGGCAGGTCCTGCACCGCGGCGGCCACCGGCGCAGGCAGAACTTCCACGTACTGGTAGGCGGCCAGGTCGGCTTCGAACTGCGCCCAGCCGGCGCGGATGCGCTCCTGCCAGGCCGGATCCGGCAGCACGACCAAGTACACGAAATTGTCGCGGGTACCGTCAGAGCAGACGAAGATCACCTTGCTGCAGCCGGTCACCATCATGATCTGCTGGGGCTGGGGCATGTACTCGTCCGGGAGCTGGCCGGCGGCGATTGCGTCGGCCAGCGCCTGGTTCCACTGCTTGTGTTCGAAGGCGACGTCTTCCGCCATGGTCAGGCCGTCGCAGGACGCGGACAGGAGGCCATCCGAACAGGTGACCGGATAGAGGTCTTCGCCGATCAGGTCCTCGACCAACGGGCGCGCCATCGCTTCCACCTGGTGGCCGTAGTCGAGGATATTCTTCTGCACCCAGTCGCTGAACTCCTGCGCAGTGGCCGTCGCCTTCATGTGCAGCAGCTCGGTGCGCTTGATGAGCGTCGAAATGCCCAGCATGGCTGCAGCTTCGCTGGCGCCGCGGTGCTCGAGGCGAAAGGCTGCCCACTCCGGGCTGCCTTGGATGAGGTCGTGGATTTGCATGGTGGTCTCCTTATTCGCCTTCGTGGGCCCAGCTGTCGATCGTCAGCTTCTGGTCTTCGGTGAGAACTGCCTTCGTGCTCAGCATCGAGATCAGCGCAGCGGGCGTCTTTTTCCCCGACAGGACCATGTCGCGCCACGCCGGGGTGTTCTCCGTGAACTTCTCCGGAGTGCACAGCGGCAGCTCGGCTCGGGCCGGCGCCGCAGTCACCGCGGCCGCCGCTGGCGCCGGCGTGATGTCATGCTCGACGCGCTCGTCGCTGGGGTAGTCGCGCAGCTCCTCGATCGACTTGATGCCCTTGAGGGCGTCGGCGAACAGGTCGCGTGCAGCGAAGGCGAAGGCACGCATCTGCAGCATCCGCTTCGGGGCGGTCTGCCAAGGCCCTTGCTTGCCCGCCAGCCCAGCCTTCTTCGCGTCTTCCATGGTGTAGGTGACGATCACGTGTGAGCGGCCGCGCCGCTTCAGGGTGACGGTGCAGTGGGTATCTGTCTTCTCCTCGTGCAGGTCTTCGAATTCGGGGTGGCTGATCACGAGCGCCCGCATCGCATCGCCCCACACGCCAGGACGGCCGTTGATGACCGAGATGCCCTGCAGCGACTGCATCGGCTTGAGGCCCAGCTCGGCTCCGGTCTGCACTGCGACCAGCACGTTGCCCGGCTTGTTGATGTAGTCCTTCGGCACCATGTCCGAAGACGCGATGATCTTCGAGAACTCCATGGCTTCGGCCAAGGTGCGTGGAGAAAGGGAGAATGTCGATTCGCCCTGGATGGTCAGTTCGTTCATGATTTCCTTCGTGGTTAAAAGCCGTTTTTGTATGCGCTGACTGCGCGCTGGATCGCCTTGCGCGGGCCGAAGCCGGCACGGCACGACAGGCGGTATTGGTTGATGAGGAAGCGCAGCACTGTCACCACCTCACGATCTCGGTCCGGCGCATGGCCAACTCGACCTGGCGTTTGTATTCGCACTGCATGCGCCTGCGGGCGCTCTCGCCCCTTGCGTACATGCTCGCGATCCGGGCCTCGGACCTTTTGTGCTGCCAGGCGTTGAGCCACAGGCGCGCCGGCTTGGTGCTCTTGCGCAGCAGGTGGCGCAGTGCGCGGAATGCTCGGATCACGACTTCACCTCGGCCAGCAGCTTGTCCAGATTGACGGAGAACGACTCGTCCGCCGCATGGCGGCAAGCGGTGTAGACCGCATTGGCGATGGCCCGGTCGCGGTCGGCCCTGCGCAGCTGCACAGCGCGCATCTCCTTTTCCGCGTCATCTCGCAGGACCAGCTCGCGGGTCGCGTAGCCAAGGCTCACGTACGTGGCCACGCAGTGGTCCGGCAGCGTCATCCAGGTGCCGCCCTCGCTCGGTTTTCCCTGGTACAGAATCGTTTTCATCCATCGGCTCCTTGTTGTGGTTATTCGCTGAGTGCGCGGTCGACCTCGGCCCGCGCGGCCCTGTTCTCGTTCTTCGATACGGTGCGCTGTAGCTCCAGCTGCTCGACCTCGCGCAGCGCCGCGACTTCGGCAGCAGCGAGCAGGGCCTTGTTGACGAACTTGGCGATGCGGTCGCCGACCGACAGCGCGCCGAACGTCGACTGCCGCACCAGGTCGTTGAGGACTTCGTCGGTCAGCTCGATTGCAACAGCGCCGGCGATCGCGTTGACCGTGTCCGGGTCGGCGCCCTGCAGCTTCTTGCGCAGCTGTTCGTAGTGGTGGTCGGTCAGATCGGCGACCTTCTCGTCGCGGGCTTCTTCGGGGCTGATGTCGCGGGCCATGGCTTACGCTCCGATGCCGACGATGTAGGGACGCACCGCCTGGCGCTCGGCCACCAGGTTCTGGAAGTCTTCGTCGGACATATCAGTGCAATCGGTCCAGCCCGGGCGCGACACCAGCTCGAGCGGGTGGATCCAGTCGGCGTTCATGCCGTCCGGGCTCACCAAGAAGCGGTGGCCGGTGGTCTTGAGGAAGCTGCCTGTACGGGTGGTGGTGCCCATTGCGTTCTCCAGTTCGCGGCTCGGGTTGAGCTCGTTTCGATGGAGAGAATATTAGGACAAGCTAATTTTGGTGTCAATAGGAACTCCTAACTTTTTCTTAGGAGACGCTACTTTGGCCAACTTTTTTTGGCAGGGCAGGGTTTTCGTCAGTGCGAGGACGCAAAAAAGCCCGCTCGCGGCGGGCTAGGACGGCAGGGTCTTGAACGCTACGGCGCGATCAAGGCTGCGATACGAGGGTCGTTCACGTGAAGGGCCATATCGATCATATGCCCAGAGTTTTTGCCTATGTACGGGGCTGCTGCGGTAACCAGGTAGGGAAAGATGTAGCGAAGATCGCCGCTTTGCCCAGAACTAACGATTGATACGTTCCATAATTGGTTATGACTTCCCTTTTTTATCTCTTCTTTCTTGAATGCGACAAGACGCGCGTTTCGGACATAATAGGTGCTCGAAGTTTGCACTTGGGAATAACCGGAAATACCATAAGAAGGCGTTACTGTGGTGGTCGAATTGAAGTTACTTCCGATTACCTGACCTGTCGTATTTAGCGAGGAAACTCCTGTTCGCCCCCAGACAGGAAGCAAAATTTGACTTTGGAATGTTTTCGGATCACCGATTGCATATGACAGCAGAATTACGACTTCGGCCTGCTCTGGATCCGCAGTTCTCTTCATTCCCTGTGCTGACAATACGCGCTCGACATAACGGGAGAACTCTTGGTACTGGAGGTCACCGTTCGTCACTCCATCTTGTCCTGGCGCAAGCAGATATGTAGAGTGAGCAGTGCTGGTGACATCTGTGGCTGCGAGGGAATTAACCGAAATATTAATATCTGGCGCACGAGGCGTAACTGCACAACCCGCCAATGCCAATAGAAATACAGCAGAGAATAATCGCTTCATTTCGGCCCAGTAAATTGATTAGTAGTAACTAAAAAGGTGTTTCGCATTCAGTAAATTCGATTTCGCTCCACTCGATATCACCGAGTGCGAGCAATTCAAGCAAATACGGTACAGCGTCGAACTCGGCTGCTGCCCGGGCGTTATTCCAGGCTGTGTCATCACGCGCCACCAGCATTACCGGAAATTGAAACTTCATCTGCAAGTCTGTAATCAGCGGCCCAGCGAGACCCCACACGAGCTGGCGACGATCCACCAGAATTACCGCCATGCGCACGCCGCGCAGGCGTTGAATCGAATGCAACATCAAAACCTTTCTGTTTCCTTCCTCACTACGCGGCCTATTATTTGCGTCGTATCGCTCTGGAACGACTGCCGGTAATACCTGCGCTGATCGCTGTTATCCGACACCAGCCACCACCGGCCGGCATCGCGTGCGAGCCGCTTGATCGCCGGTTCGCCCTCATAGTTCACTGCATATACGCTACCTGCGACCGGCTGCGTATCGCCTGTGTTGATGACAACCAGGTCATCCTCATAGAACGTCGGCTCCATGCTCTCGCCGCGCACTCTGATGGCGATCAACTTGTCGCGACTGTATCCGTTCCGCTCGACCCAGTCAGTTGGCACGGTCGTTGACGATCCATCGTATGGCTCGGGCTCGACCTCGAATCCGCTGAGCCCCGCCGTCAGGCGAAGGCGGACCTTCGGGATGATTGTCAGTCGCGGGTCATCAGGCCCGACGACGTCCACACGCATAAAGGTGCCAGGCGCCAGCCCATGATGTGAAGCCTTAAGCTGGTCCTGCTCGCCTGGATGCATCGGGCCAGCCCCGGTCGCTAACCATTCTTGATTCACGTTAAGCGCACGCGCCGCCAGCAGCAGGTTCTCGCCTCGCAGGAACTTCGCCTTGCCGTTCAGCCAGCCGTGAACACTCGGCGGCTTGACTCCGCAGGCGCGTGCGAGATCGACTTGGCTAAGCCCAGCTTCGTCCAACGCGAGCTTGATTCTTTCGGATAACAACATTAGGTCATCCTAATCGCTTTGCAGTTAGGAGTGGCTATTGACTTGTTCGTTAGCTACTCCTAATATACGTCCATGCAGGCTAATTTCCTTCCTATGGACAACACATGACCCCTACCTCAAGTGAACTGATCGACAAGCTTGGCGGCCCTGCTGCCGTGGCCAAAATGCTCGGCATCAAACCGCCATCCGTCGTTGGTTGGCGGGCGCACGGCATCCCAGCTGACAAGCTGATTCGTTTGGCGCCGGTCTGCGAAAAGATGGGAATCGCCTCGCGCCGCGAACTGCGCCCGGACGACTGGCAGCAAATTTGGCCAGAACTGGCCGAGGCATCGAGCGACGCACCTCAGTAAAACAGCGCTTTCGAGCGCTGTTTTTGTGAGCCCAAATAATTACAACAAGGAAATTTCCACTATGGATCAAGCCATCATTTCGCGCGACCATATCCGCGCAACGGCCCGGCGCGCGTTTGCGGCCGGAAAGGGCCGTGATGACCATGGCTTCAACTGGCACAGCAGGGATGCGATCGCGACCTGGCAGGGAGAGTGGGACGAGTGCGCCAAGGAAGAGGCTCGCGCCTTCTTCAAGGCCCAGGACGCGCAGCTGGAGGCCGCATGAACGCGCCTGACCAGAACCTCCGCTTTTACGCACACGGGGACAGCGCCCGCGCTCGCATCGTCGCTTTGTGGATCCGTGCGGCGGAACACCCGACCGACTGCCTGTGCGCCGAAGTTTGCGCACCGATTTCGCAGCCAACACGTTCCCCCATTGTCAATGCTGGGCTTGCTGGAACGCATGGTGTTGATGTAGCTCAAGGTGTCGCGTTGTTGATAAGCCTCAAACCATACGGGCAACAGGTGGCGATCGGCCACCTGCGCGCGCTGAATGGGCTCCAGGGGAAGCTGGGATGATTTATCCGCCAGTCAGCCTCTTGCGTAGCGCGGCGGCCTCGTGCCAGGCGACTCCGGCGTACCCGATATCTTCGCCGAGTATCACGGCCTTGAATTCCGCGAGAGTCGCATCGAAGGCTGCTAAAGCCAAGTCCGTGCGGTCACTTCCCACGACGGTTGCACGCGCCGGCTGGGCGGCAACGTCGAAGTGCCCTTCCAGGAAGTCCTTGTCCGGGTGGGCGCGTATCAGCGCCGTGAGCGCGACTTGCATTCCCTCGACGATCCCGAACAGCGTATCGATCTGCCATTCCACTGGCGGCTTTTCCATCGGTGCTCCCTTTCTTGGCGTCATGAAATGAACGATTCTCGCACACCAGCCGCTGTCGCCCCAGCCCCGCTCACCCCACCTGACTGCGATCTTCAGGACTTCAAATTCATGCCCCTGGACGTCGCCCGCCTGCGCGACAGCGACATGGCCAGCGAGCAGACGCCCGAGGAAAACTGGGCCGCGGTCCTGTTGTGGGCCGCCGCTTGGCACCAGGTCCCCGCCGGCAGCATGCCCGACAGCGACAACTGGATTGCGAAAGCCGCTGGCTACCTCTCCCGCGGGCGCATCGATCCCCACTGGAAGGACGTCAGGGCAGGTGCCATGCGCGGTTTCGTCCTGTGCAGCGACGGCCGCTGGTACCACCCTGTGGTCGCCGAGAAGGCGAACGAATCTTGGATCGGAAAGCTGAAGCAACGACTGAAAACCGAATGTGCACGCATCAAGAAGCACAACGACCGGCACGGGACAAGAATCCCTTTCCCCGAATTCGATGCATGGTTCGCGGCGGGCTGTCCCGTTGGACAACCCCTGCCTGTCCCTAAGGACATCACCCCCAAGTCCCAAGGGACAGGAGAAGGTGTCACCGGGGACAACATCCCATTGTCCCTCAAAGAACTGCCGGAAGTCCCTAGCGAAACACCATCCAAGGGACAGGGAGAGGGACAGAGACAGGGAGAGTTAACTACAAAAGCATTGAGCGGCGGCGCATACGGCAGTAGTCGCGAGAATCTGCACGAGGCCCCGCTGCCGCCCCGCGAAGACCCAGAGCCGAACAACAACCCGGCCATCGCGCTGACGGTCACACTGCGCAAGTGGGGCGTCAACGCGACGTTCACCCACCCCGCCGTGCAGGACTGGTCGAAACGCGACGAGGTCACGCACGACATTCTGGCCGCCGCCGTGGCAATTGCACGCGAGCGCCTCGGTGACAGCGCCAAGATCGCGCCGAACTACCTGGTGAACATCGTCGAAGACCTACTCAACCCGCCAGCGAAGACCGAAGCAGCGCCGCAGAAGCCGAAGTCCGACTCCTGGGCGTGGAAACGAACCGACAAGGGTTGCAACGACGAGGGCGCGAAGTACGGTCTGCGTGCACGCGGCGGCGAAAGCCGGGACGAATTCATCGCGCGCATCGAGGCGGCGAAGGAAAAACGGAAAGGACAGCCATGACCCACACCCACGAAGACCGCGTCGCCGAGCGTCCTGCCCACATGTGTTCCGCGTACGGCTGCCCGCTCATGGGCACGATGACTGCATCGACCAGCGGCGCCGACGACTGGGCCTGCTCGCTGCACGCGAACAAGGGCGCCGGCCAGATGCAGGCGGTCACCGTCGCGATCAACCGGCACCGCTGGCTGGCTACCGCGATCACCGACGTCCGGAGTTTTGTTCCCGGCAGAGCGGGAAAGGCCGAGTTGCTCGAGCGGATCCGTCACGACTTCACGGCCAACAAGCGCATGGACCTGTACTGGGCAGGCGGTACTGAGACCGTGCGCCAGTGGGTCAATCGCCTCGAGCCAGAGCTCGACCGGATCGTGCTGGCCGAGCTCGAGCTGCCACCGAAGCAGGAAACGCTGCCGACCGACACCTGGCAGAGCGCGGGCAAGGCGATGCCGCTCTGGGCCTGAGAGACCAATTCGCGCGCGAGCGCCAACCAATACTTCCCGCAGGCGGCGCGGGCCGGCGAAAGCCGGGGACGTAACCAACCGAAGCTGAAGGGTGACCGCCCAGCGAACCAATGGGAGCGAGCGCGCCAACGCCCGCTACACCTCGCGCCAGTGACCATGCAGGCGCACCAACAACAACGATAACCACCAAGGGGAACGTCTTGAACTCGATCACTCTCACCCTGCCCTACCCGATCAGCGCGAACCGCTACTGGGCGACGCGCACGGTTCCAGCCAAGGGCGCGCGCAAAGCCATGGCCCTGACCTACGTCACCGCTGAGGCAAAGGCCTTCAAGGCCGACGTCGAGCAGCTGGCCCGTGCCGCTGGCGTCATCGCGCCTATCACCGGCCGCGTGCAGGTCGACGTCAAGCTCTTCCCACACCGTCCACTGGACTGGCAGAAGCGCCAGCGCGCATTCGGCGCCGCCTGGGATGACACCGTCCAGTGCCTCGACATCGACAACGCGAACAAGGTGCTGCTCGACTCGCTCAAGGAAATCGTGATCGACGACGACAAGTGGGTGCGGCGCTTGTCATCGGAGCGCATGGAACCGGACGGCGAAGCGCGCGTCGTGGTGACGATCACGCCGCTGGCGATCGAGCAACCGCAGGCCGCGCTGATCTGAGGAGACGACCATGGACTACCTGCTCTGCATTCTGTTCGGCTTCGTGGCCGGCTTCACGTTCGCCTTCGAGATCGTGGCCGTGATCCTGACCGTGAAACCGGAGTCGCCTGCGGCTGGCACCGGCTCGGCCGAGGACTTCGCATGACCGAACGTTGTTTCGATGCTGAAGCTATGCAGAGTCCGCACGCGAGCTTAAGCTTTCCCGCAGTAAAATTTCCTCATTTCAATCTATTCGAGGAATCGCCATGTTGACCGCCGAAGCGCTGCGCGTCGAAGACAGCGACCAGATCGTTCCTTCCACCAGCCGCAAAGTATTCGTCGCTGTCGACGAAAACGGCCTGCGCATCGGGGAAACCCACCCCAACGCCAAACTGACCGACTCCGAAGTCGAACAGATCCGCGACCTGCACGAACTCGCCGGTTGGGACTACGCGGAGCTGGCTGTCGCCTACTTGGCGCCGTACATCACGATCCAGAAGATTTGCACCTACCAGCGCCGGGCCAACACGATCGCGCGCTGGAAAGTCCTGTTGCTGCACACGCCCATCTCACTGACCAACCGCCTGGAGGATTGACCCATGCTCGACCAGACCGCTGCACCAGCTGCATCCGAAGCGCCGGCCGCGCCTGCCCTGACCCCGGGGCAAGCGGCGGCGCAGGCGATCATCGACAAGCAGGATTACCTGACCATGCTGCGCACCTGCCTGCCGACCCTCAAGGCCGAGCACCTGGCGGGCCAGTTCCTGATGGCCGAGATGACCAAGGCCGGCGACGTGCAGGTCAAGAAACGCCAGTTCATCAAGGCGGCCAAGCGCATCGTGGGCGGCCTGCCGCCGTTCACCGAAGTGGCGCTGCAGCTGATCGCCAGTCAGGGGAAGAGCTAAGCCATGTCGCGCACCGTTGGGGCCGTTGAGATCACGGACGAGCAGATCGAAGAGGTGATCTCGCGTCTGTGTGAAGGCCTCACGCTGAAACAAAGTTGCAAGAAGTCGAAGTTTTCGTACCCGAACATCGTGCGGCGCATAGGAAGTAACCCGGCTTTAAAGCAGCTTCACGCACACGCGCGCGAGGAATACGTGCGGGTTCGAGTGCAGGACATGCACGACATTGCCAAGAACCCGAGGATCGACCCGAAACGGGCCAGGGTGATGATCGACGTGATCAAGTGGGAAAGCGCCCGCGTGCTGCCCAAGGAGTTCGGCGATCGGGTGCAGCAGGAAGTCATCATCACCAACAACACCACGCTGTCGACCAGGATGGCGGCAGCGCGTGCCCGGGCGAGGGCAAAGCAGGCCGAGGAAGCGATCGCCAGCCAGCTGCCGCCCGATACCAACTAACTGAACAGGAGAACCTAGAATGCTCAAATTGAGGCCCACCGCCCTGCTGGCGCAATACGCCTGCTACGTCTTTGGCCACGACTGGCGCGCCGCGCGCGGCCTGGAACCGGCATGACCTGCGTGCACATGAATTTCGCCGGGCATATCGCTGTCGCGCGCCTGGAGGACAGCGGCCGATTCAACGCCGACATCACGATCAAGTGCGCCGACTGCGGCCTGCCGTTCCAGTTCAAAGGCCTGGCGCCCGGGCTGAACCTGAACGGCGCCGCGGTGAGCGTTGACGGACTGCAGGCGCGCCTGGCGATCGTTCCGCAGGGTGCCGAGCCCAACCCGATGCAGGCCATTATGCTGTCCGGCCAGAAGTTCGACGCCTAGCTGGCGCCCGAGCAAACAAGACAACGCCGGCCCAGCGCCGGCTTTTTCAATTCCGGAGGATCCCGCCCATGTCAGCACACAATCAGGAACAGCAGGCCGAGCAGCAGCTGGTCGAAGACATCGCCGGTTTCACGCACGACCCGCTCGGTTATGTCCTGTATGCCTACGACTGGGGCAATGGCGAACTGGCCAAGTTTCCAGAAGGCCCGGACAAGTGGGCGCGCGAGGTGCTGGAAGAGATCGGCGACAAGCTGCGCCGCGGCGTCATCAGCGGCCTGTCGGAGGTGATCCAGATCGCCACCGCATCGGGGCACGGTATCGGCAAGTCGGCGCTGGTGGCCTGGCTGGTCGACTGGGCAATGAGCACGCGCGAGGACACCAAGGGCGTCGTGACCGCCAACACCGACAACCAGCTGCGCACCAAGACCTGGGCCGAGGTGGCGAAGTGGCACCGGCTGTCGATTACCAAGCACTGGTTCAAGCTGACCGCGACTAGCATCTACTCGACCGACCCGGAGCACGAAAAGAGCTGGCGCATCGACATGATCCCCTGGTCGGTATCGAACACCGAGGCATTCGCCGGCCTGCACAACCAGGGCAACCGCATCCTGATCATCTTCGACGAGGCATCGGCCATCCACGACGACATATGGGAAGTGACCGAGGGCGCGCTGACCGACAACCACACCGAGATCATTTGGGTGGCGTTCGGTAACCCGACGCAGAACACCGGCCGGTTCCGCGAATGCTTCCGGCGCTTCCGGCATCGCTGGTCCTGCCGCCAGGTCGACAGCCGCACCGTGCGCATTTCCAACAAGGACCAGATTGCCAAGTGGGTGGCCGACTATGGCGAAGACTCCGACTTCGTCAAGGTGCGCGTGCGCGGCATGTTCCCCAAGGCCAGCGCCAAGCAGTTCATCAGCACCGAAGACGTCGACGCGGCCAGCGCGCGCATCCTGCGCCCCGAGCAGTACGACTTCGCGCCCAAGATCCTGACCTGCGACCCGGCCTGGGAGGGCGACGACATGCTGGAGATCGGCCTGCGCCAAGGGCTGCACTTCCGCATCCTGCGCACCATCGAGAAGAACGACAACGACATCGTGATCGCCGGCATCCTGTCGCAGCTGGAGATCCAGCACGAAGCCGACGGCGTGTTCATCGACAACGGCTTCGGCACCGGCATCATCAGCGCCGGCCGCACGATGGGCAAAAGCTGGATCGGCGTCTGGTTCAACGGCGCATCGGGCGACCCGGGCTGCCTGAACAAGCGCGCCGAGATGTATAAGCTGGCGCGCGACTGGCTCAAGGACGGCGGCGCGATCGACCCGAACGACCAGGTGCTGTATCACGACCTGATTGCGCCCGAGACTGTGGCGCGTGCCGACGGCAAGATCCAGCTGGAGTCGAAGAAGGACATGAAGGCGCGCGGGCTGCCGTCACCGGGCCGCGGCGACTGCCTGGCGCTGTCGTTCGCCTACCCGGTGGCCAAGAAAACCCCACTCGAGCGGCTGGGGCTGGCCAGGCAGGCGCCAAAGGATTACGACCCTTACGCCTGACCGCCCGTATACGTCCCGAGGTGGACGCCTCATAGGATGCCCGACATCCCTACTGGAGGCCCACCCCATGATTACCCTCATCGAAACCGACCGCGTCGCCGACGTGATCGACCTATCCACTGCGTTGCAGCTGGAGCACTGGGAAGAGATCGCCAAGAACAAGCACCTGATGGTGCTGGCACCCGACGTCGACAAGTACCGCGCCATCGAGCAGGCCGGCAAGCTGTTCGCCGTGCTGGCCTATGACGGCGACGAGATGGTCGGCTACTCGGTCAACATCCTCGACCACAACCTGCACTACCGGGACCTGCTGCAGGCGCAGAACGACGTGCTGTTCGTGAAGCCATCGCACCGGGCCGGCCGGCTGTTCATGCGCCTGCGCGAAGCGACCCTGCGCATGGCTGCCGCGCGTGGCGCGCGCCTGATGCTATGGCACGCCAAAGAACAGACCCCGCTGGCCGCGATCCTGCCGCGGCTGGGCTGCAAGGTGCAGGACGTGATCTACAGCGAAGAGCTGCCGGCGTCCAGCTTCCGACTGTTCGGCCAGTTCGACGTCTCGGCCGCGCTCGACGAGCAAGCAGCCTGTGACCTGTGGGACGTGTTCACCGCACGCCAGGATGCGCCCGGCAGTGCCCACCACGACACCCGCTGCATCGTGCTGCGCGCGCCGGTCGGCGACATCCTCACGCCCGACGTGGTGTTCAACGAACTGCAGTCGGTCGACACCAATGCGGTGGAATACCTGCCGGCCGTGCGCGACCTGTGCGTCGCTGCCTGCGAGCGGCTGGGCGTGAAGGAGCTGGGCCGGGTCATGCTGGTGGAGCTGGCGCCCGGTGGCCACATCGACCGCCACTTCGACGACGGCGCCTATGCCGCGCACTACCAGCGTTTCCACCTGGTGCTGCAGTCGGACGAGGGCAACAGCTTCACCAATGGCGACGAATCCATCCACATGAAGCCGGGCGAGCTCTGGCAGTTCAACCACCGTATCGAGCACGAAGTCACCAACGCCAGCGCGAGGCCGCGCATCCATCTCATCATCGACGCAACCGTTTAAGGAGTTACAAACATGGGTGTTTCAGCAATGGCAGCAGTTGCCGTCATCAGCGCCGGGGCGGCTTACGTCAGCCACGAAGACCAGAAGAAGGCGCAGGAACAGAGCGTCGACCAGGCCAAGAAGACCGCCACCGCAGCCGACGAGGCGAACAACAAGGCAAACCAGAAGCGCGCCAACAGCTCGGCGCTGCTGTCGTCGAACCAGATGGCGGCCAAGGGTGGCCAGGCCGGCACCATGCTGACCGGGCCGTCGGGCGTGGATCCCAGCGCGCTCCAGCTTGGCAAGACCACCCTGCTGGGCGGGGGCGGCTGATGACGACCGAACGCAACCGCATGATTCAACGCTGGGGCTCACTCAAGAACGAGCGTTCCAGCTGGGTCGACCACTACCGCGAGATTTCCGGCTACCTGCTGCCGCGCTCCGGGCGGTTCCTGATCGAGGACCGCAACAAGGGCGGCAAGCGCCACAACAACATCTACGATTCGACCGGCACCCGCGCGCTGCGCGTGCTGTGCGCCGGCCTGATGGGTGGCGCCACGTCGCCGGCCCGGCCGTGGTTCCGGCTGTCGGTACAGGACAAGGAACTGGCCAAGTCCGAAGCCGTCAAGGTGTGGCTGTCGCAGGTCACCGACCTGATCCTGGCCGTGTTCGCCAAGTCCAACACCTACCGCGCGTTGCATACCATGTATGGCGAGATGGCCGGCTTCGGCACCGGCGCCAACCTGATCACCGGGGATTTCAAGGACGTGATCCGGCACTTCCCGCTGGCCACCGGCGAATACTGCCTGGCGCAGGACTGGCGCGGCGAGGTGTGCACGGTCTACCGCGAATTTCAGAAGACCGTCGGCGAGCTGGTGATGGAGTTCGGCCGCGACAAGGTCAGCAACTCGGTGCGCAACCTGTACGACCGCGGCAACCTCGACGCCTGGGTGACGATCGTGCACGGCATGGAACCGCGGGTCGAGCGTGACGCCACCAAGCTAGACCCGCAGAACATGGCATGGCGCTCGGTCTACTTCGAACTGGGCACCGACAACGACAGCACGCTGCGCGAATCCGGCTTCAAGCGATTCGCGGCGATCTGCCCGCGCTGGGAGGTGGGCAGCGGCGGCGACATCTACGGCAGCAGCCCGGGCATGGAAGTGCTGGGCGACATCAAGCAGCTGCAGCACCAGAACCTGCGCAAAGGCCAGGTCATCGACTACCAGACCAAGCCTCCGCTGCAGGTGCCGCTGACCATGAAGGGCCAGGCCATCGAAACCCTGCCGGGCGGGATCAGCTACTACGACCCGGCCACCGCACACGGCAAGATCGAGAGCGCCTGGCAGGTGAACATGAATCTGGATCACCTGCGCATGGACATGGGCGAAGTGCGCCAGCGTATCAAGGAGGGCTTTTACACCGACCTGTTCCTGATGCTGTCGAACCTCGACAAGACCGGCATGACCGCCACCGAAGTGGCCGAGCGCCACGAAGAGAAGCTGCTGATGCTGGGCCCGGTGATCGAGCGACTGGACAACGAGGCGCTGAACCCGCTGGTCGACAACGCGTTCGACCAATTGCTGATGGCCAGCGCCCTGCCGCCGCCGCCGCCCGACCTACACGGCCAGCAGCTGGAGGTGGTCTATACGTCGGTGCTGGCGCAGGCGCAGCGCGCGGTGGCCACCAACGGCGTCGACCGCTTCGTCGGCAACCTGGGCCAGATCGCAGCCTTCAAGCCGGGCGTGCTTGACAACTTCAACGAGGACGAATGGGCGCGCTCCTACGCCGACATGCTGGGCGTGTCGCCGGCCCTGATCGTGCCATCGAGCCAGGTGGCGATCATCCGGCAGCAGCGCGCGCAGGCGCAAGCACAAGCGCAGCAGGCCGCGGCGTTGGAACAGATGTCAGCCACCGCCAAGAACCTGGGGGCAACACCGACCACCGGCGGCAATGCCGCTTCCGACGTAATGAACATGTTTGCCCAAGGCGTAGGCCGCTAACCCCACCGAAAGGAATCACCATGCCCAATCTCGCAATGACCGCCGAAGAGGCCAAGAAGGAATACGGCGACTGCTGCGTTTCGCCGGATGCCGACAGCCTGCCCAAGTATCCCTACGGGCTGACCGTTTATCTGGACGACGATACTCTCAAGAAGTTGGGAATCACCGACCTGCCCAAGGTCGGCTCCTCGCTACCGGCCACGATCACGTTCATGGTTACCGGCACCAGCCAGCGCGCCACCCAGTCGGGCAAGGAAGGCGAAACCATGCGCACCTGCGTCGACCTGCAGATCACCGACATGGACATCGCGGCGCCGTCCAAGCCGGCGGCCGACGTGCTCTACCCAGCCAAGTAGCGGCGTATACGTCCCGGTCCAGCGCGCCCATACAGTGGCGCGCATGACCGAACATGACCCCCTCGACGTACAGCAGCAGGACGCGGCGCGCGATGAATCCGAAGCGCGCGCCGCCCTGACCCGCGAACAGGAAGCCGTCGACTTCCTCTGGCTGATGGCCGACCCGCGCGGCCGGCGCCTCGTGTGGCGCCAGCTGGCCGCCTCCCGCGTGTTCCATTCCAGTTTCGACCCCACCGCCATGAACATGGCTTTCAACGAAGGGCGCCGCGCCGAAGGCCTGCGCTTGCTCGCGCAGGTCCATGCGCTGTGCCCTGACCTCTATCCCACCATGATGAAGGAGAACGCGTAATGCCTGGAGATACCCTGATCACCGCGCCGGCTGCCGCCCCGGCACCGGCTGCAGCACCTGCCCCTGCAGCACCAGCGCCAGCAGCCGCACCAGCAGCCGGCGGCGCAGCAGCACCGGCCACGTTTGACGCAGCCACCGGCAAGCCGGTCGACGCGGGCGCCGCAGAACCGGGCGCTGGCGCACCTGGCGAAGCGGCCAAGCCGGGCGAAGGCGAACCCGGCAAGACCGCGGAGCAGATCGAAGCCGAGCGCGTCGCGGCCGAGGAAGCGGCCAAGGCCAACGAGAAACCGGTCGGCGCGCCGGAAAAGTACGAGCCCTTCACCCCGCCCGAAGGTGGCCAGCTCGATGCCACCGTGATGGAGCAGTTCGGCGAGGTCGCGCGCGAGCTGAACCTGCCGCAGGACAAGGCGCAGCTGTTGATCGACAAGATGGCGCCCAAGATCGTCGAGCGCCAGGTCGCACACATCGAAACCATGCGCACCGAATGGGCCACGCAAGCTACTGCCGACAAGGAATTCGGCGGCGACAAGCTGGCCGAGAACATGGCGGTGGCCAAGAAGGCGATGGACACGTTCGCCACGCCCGAGCTGACCAAGCTGCTCAACGACACCGCACTTGGCAACCATCCCGAGGTGATCCGCTTCATGGTGCGCGCCGGCCGTGCCATCAGCGAAGACAAGGTCGTCACCGGCGGCGTGCCGGGAGCCACCAGCCAGCGATCAACCGCCGACGTGCTCTACCCCAGCAGCGCCCTGAAAAAGTAAGCAGCCGCGGCGGTATACGTACCGCTGCACAGACTATTTACCCTTCAATCTCACTCAAGCATTGCTGAGTTTTCAACCCCAAAACCACGGAGTAATACATGGCACTTTTAGCAGCTGGCGCGCTCACTCTCGCCGATTGGGCAAAACGCCTCGACCCCGACGGCCAGGTGCCGAAGGTGGCCGAGCTCCTGTCGCAGACCAACGAGATTCTGGAAGATGCGGTCTTCAAGGAAGGCAACCTGCCGACCGGCCACCGCGTGACGATCCGCACCGGCCTGCCGCAGGTCTTCTACCGCATGATCAACCAGGGTGTGCCGGCATCCAAGTCGACCACCGCGCAGATCGACGAAGCGTGCGGCATGCTCGAGGCCCGTTCGCACATCGACGTCAAGCTGGCCAACCTGAACGGCAATTCGGCGGCGTTCCGTCTGTCCGAGGACGAAGCGTTCATCGAAGCGATGAATCAGACCATGTGCGGCACCATGTTCTACGGTAACCCAGGCACCGATCCGCGCCACTTCGCCGGCCTGCAGACCCGTTACAGCTCGCTGACCGCTGGGAACGGCGCCAACATTCTGGACGCTGGCGGCACCGGCACCAACAACTGCTCGATCTACCTGGTCGTGTGGGGCGAGAACACCGTGTTCTGCCCGTTCCCGAAGGGTTCCAAGGCCGGCCTGCAGCATCAGGACCTGGGCGAGGAATCGGTGCCGGATTCGAACGGCAACATGTTCCAGGCACTGCGCGCGCTGTACCAGTGGGAAAACGGGCTGGTCGTGAAGGACTGGCGCTATGTGGTCCGGATCGCCAACATCAACGTTACCGACCTGACCGGCCAGTCGGCGACGCAGGCGGCATCGGCCGCGACGCAGATCATTAACCTGATGGTGCGCGCGCAGGACCGCATCCCGAACCTGTCGATGGGCCGCGCTGTGTACTACGCGAACCGCACCGTCTACTCGATGCTGCGCGTGGCTGCCCTGAACAAGTCGCAGAGCGTGCTGACGATCGAGGCCGCCACCAACCAGTTCGGCAACGCGTACAAGATGACCAGCTTCCTGGGCATCCCGCTGCGCAAGGTCGACCAGCTGCTCAACACGGAATCGCGCGTCGTCTAAGCGGCACGCCGATCCCTCAGACTTAAAGGAATCCACCATGTTTCTCGATGCACTTTTGCTCCTCTCCGGTTCGGTGTCGGCGGTCGGTGCGCTGACCGGCCAGGCCGTGAACGGCGCCGGCACCATCCTGTCGGCCAACACCATCGACGCGGCGCCGCTGGCGCTGGGCGGCAACCAGCCGGGCGACATCGGCTCTGGCGAAGACCTGAACGTCGCCTTCTCGGTGCTGACCGCGCCGACCGTCGGCACCAGCGTGCAGTTCCAGGTGATCCAGGCCGATGACGCGGCGCTGACCGCCAACGTGGAAGTGATCAGCTCGAGCGATGCGGTCCCGATAGCCAAGCTGCCGGCCGGCACCGTCATCAAGCTGGGCATCAACCCGGCACCGGGCGCGGCCCGCCGCTACATCGGCGCCCGCTACATCAACGTCGGCGCGATCGCCACCTGCTCGATCTCTGCCGCCGTGGTCAAGGACGTGCAGGGCAAGAACACGGCGTTCAAGTCGGGCTACTCGATCCTCTGATAACCAACCGGCGCGGGGCTTCGGCCCCGTTCCCATTTACCTGATTGGAGAAACACATGAACCGTCACACCCGCAACGCGCGCTTCGGCGCTTCGATGATGGCGCTGGCCATCGCTTCCACCTTCGTGACTGCCGCCGGCACCGCAAGCGCCGACAACCCGGCCGGCACCAGCGCACCGCGCGAGCCGGTCCAGTACCGCGTCAAAGAGAAATCCCTGATCGGCAACGACGTGCACGAAGCCGGCGCCACCGTCAGCTACGCCGGCCTGCCGTCCGAGAATCTGGAACCGCTGTGCGACGAAGGCCGCAAGCGCGCCGTCGAGTACAAGGAATCGAACGCCGCGCGCGTCAAACAGATGATCGCGTCGACTGCCGGCGACAGCCCGGTCGGCGACCCGGCCAAGTTCATGGAGGCGTTCACCAAGGCGCTGGCCGAAGAGCGCGCCGAGCACCAGGCGCAGCTGGCCGCGCAGCAGGAAACGATGGCCAAGATGCTGGAGATGCAGCAAACCGCGTCGATCCAGCTGGCCGAGGCCGCCAAGAACATGGCAACCCTGGCCGCCGCCATCACCGCGGCGCCTGCCGCTCCTGTCGTTGCCGCTTCGGCAATCGGCGCCGTGATCCAGGCGCAGGTCGACAACCAGGCGCCGGCTGCCGACGCTGCCGCCAAGGACACCGGCACCGATGCCGGCGCACCGGCGAAACGCACCCGGAGCTAATCCCGCATCGCTCACGCGGCGCATTTTCGGAAGGGCGATCTTGCGGTCGCCCTTTTTCTTTTCTGGAGAACGAAACCCATGTCATCCGAAGTCGAAATCTGCAACCTCGCGCTGTCCCACCTGGGCGACAGCGCCACCGTGGCCAGCATCAACCCGCCGGAAGGATCGGCGCAGGCCGAGCACTGCCAGAAGTGGTATCCGATCGCGCGCAACGCGCTGCTGGAAATGCACGACTGGGGCTTCGCCACCACGCGCGCGCTGCTGGCCGAGCTGCCCAACACCTGGGCGCAATGGCAGCACGCCTATGCGCGCCCATCCGACTGCCTCAAGGTGCTGGCGATCCTGCCGTCGACCGGCACCTGCAGCGACAGCAACGCGCAGGCCTTCGTCACCGAGTCGGGCGCCGACGGCAGCCGGATCATCCTGGCCGACCAGTGCAACGCGGTCGCGCGCTACACACGGGCCGTCACTGACACCAGCCGGTTCTCGGCGCTGTTCACCGATACGCTGGGCTGGCACTTGTCAACCTACCTGGCCGGGCCGGTGCTCAAGGGCGAAAGCGCCATCAAGGTGGCGCGCGCGAACATGCAGGTCGTGCTGGAAATGCTGGCGCAGGCCAAGCTCGCCGACGCGGCGCAGCAGCACCAGCCGGTGGTGCACGCGGTCCCCTGGCTGGCGGGGCGCTGACATGGCCGAGAAAATCAAATCCTACAAGGCCAGTTTCAACGGTGGCGAGCTGACCCCGGAATTCTTCGGCCAGATCGGCGACGCCAAATTCCAGACCGGGCTGGCGACTTGCCGCAATTTCGTCATCAAGCCACAGGGGCCGATCGAGAACCGGGCCGGCCTGGCGTTCGTGCGTGAAGTGAAGGACTCGACCAAGGCGGTGCGCCTGCTGCCGTTCACCTACTCGACCACGCAGACCATGATTCTGGAGCTAGGCGCCAGCTACTTCCGTTTCCACACGCAGGGCGCCACCCTCCTGGACGGCGTCGATCCCTACGAGATCGCCAACCCTTACGCCGAGCTCGACCTGTTCGACATCCACACGACACAGTCGGGCGACGTGCTCACGCTGGTGCACCCGAACTATCCGTCGATGGAGCTGCGCCGGCTGGGCGCGATCAACTGGACGCTGGTGCCGCTCACCTTCGCGCCCGGCGTGCTGCCGCCGACCGGCATCACGGCGACCCCGGATTCCATGCGCGCGGGCGTCAACATGCAGTACGTGGTCACCACCCTGTCGGATGATGGCCTGACCCAGTCGGTGGCCAGCGCCGTGGCCAACTGCACCAATAACATCTTCGCGGTCGGCGCCTCCAACCTGATCGACTGGAGCGCACCGGCTGGCGCCACGGCTGGCGTCACCCAGTACATGGTCTTCAAGTACGTGGGCGGCACCTTCGGCTACATCGGGCGCACCAGCGACCTGCAGCTGACCGACGACAACATCGCCCCCGACATGTCGCTGACCCCGCCGCGCTACGACACCCTGGCGCAGGCGCCCGGCGACTATCCGAGCGCCACCAGCTACTACGAGCAGCGCCGGGTCTTCGGCGGCACCATCAACTCGCCGCAAAAAATCTGGATGACGCGGTCGGGCACCGAGTCGGACATGTCGTACTCGCTGCCGACCCGGGACGACGACCGCATCGCGTTCCGGATTGCCGCGCTCAAGGCCAACACGGTGCGCCACCTGGTGCCGCTGTCCGACCTGATCGTGCTGACCAGTTCCACCGCGTTCCGGATCACGTCGGTGAACACCGATGCGCTGACCCCGACCTCGATCTCGGCCAAACCGCAGTCGCACGTCGGCGCCTCCAACCTGCAGCCGGTGATCATCGACAGCAATCTGGTCTACGCTGCCGACCGCGGTGGCCACCTGCGCGAGATGAGCTATTCACGCGACGCCAACGGCTACGCATCGGGCGACCTGTCGCTGCGGGCGATCCACCTGTTCGACGATTACGAGCTGGTCGACATGGCCTATGCGCAGGCGCCGATCCCGATCGTGTGGGCGGTCAGCTCGTCGGGCAAGCTGCTGGGCCTGACCTACGTGCCCGAGCAGCAGGTCGGCGGCTGGCACCAGCACGACACCGACGGCACGTTCGAATCGTGTGCGGTAGTGGCCGAGGGCCGCGAGGACGTGCTGTATGTCGTGGTGCAGCGCCAGATCGACGGCGAGCAGAAACGCTACATCGAACGCCTGGCCAGTCGCCGCTTCGTGGATCCGGCCGACGGCTTCTTCGTCGACTGCGGCGCCACCTACCGCGGCGCGCCGGCCACCATCATCAGCGCGCTCGACTGGCTGGAGGGCAAAACGGTCAGCATCCTGGCCGACGGCGAGGTGCACCCGCAGCGCGTGGTCGCCGATGGCGCCGTCACGCTCGACAACCCGGCCAGCATCGTGCACATCGGGCTGCCGATCACAGCCGACGCCAAGACGCTGCCGCTGGCGGCGCAGGTCGACGCCGGCTATGGCCAGGGCCGGGTCAAGAACGTGAACAAGGTATGGATGCGCGTGGTGCGCTCGAGCGGCGTGTTCGCCGGCCCGAGCGTCGATCGCCTGGTGCAATACAAGCAGCGCACCACCGAGCCGTTCGGCAGCCCGCCCGCGCTGCGCACCGACGAGATCGAGCTGGACGTGCGGCCGGACTGGGGCAACGACGCTTCCTTTATCGTTCGGCAATCTGATCCGTTACCTATCACCATCACATCCATGACGATGGAAGTCGTCATCGCTAACTAGGGGAAACAATATGGGAATCAACGCAGGAACGACTGCGCGGTTCGGCGGCATGTTTGGGGCGGCACCTGCAGCTGGCGCTGCCGTTCCCGCGGCCCTGCCGGCGAGCGTGCCGACGGCGGCGCAGACGGCGCAAGCGGCGCAGGCCGCCCAAACCGCGCAGGCCTTTCAGGTCGGCGGTGCCGCCATCCAGGTGATCGGCGCCATTTCCAGCGCGATGAGTACGCGCCTGGCATTGCAGGGTGCGGCACAGATCGCCGAGATCAATGCGGGCGTGGCCGAGCGCGCAGCGCAGCAGGAGATGGCGCGCGGGCAGGAGCTGGTCGCCGCGGCCACCGAGCACGCCGGCCAGGTCAAGGGCGCGCAGCGCGCGGCGATGGCGGCCAACGGCATCGACCTGGGCGAAGGCAGCGCGGCCGAAGTCCTGACCAGCACCGACATGGTCAAGGAACACGACATGCAGACCATCCAGGCCAACGCGGTGCGCGCCGCCTGGGGCCACCGCATGAACGCCACCAGCCTGACCAACCAGGCGCGGGCCGACCGTGCCGGCGCCGATGCCACCAGCCCGCTGACCGCGGGCACGTCCTCGCTGTTGTCCAGCGCCGGCCAGATCGCCGGCAGCTGGTACTTGATGAACAAAAACGGCGTCGCGCCGAAGGGAACCTGATCCATGCCAACCGTCCCAACCTACGGTGGCGCGCAAGTCGCGCCCACCAGCGCCAACGGCGCCGGCTTCGCCACTCCCCAGCAGCAGAACGCCACGCCCGGCCAGCTGATGAACCTGGGCGACGGCATGGCACGCGCCGGCAATGCCGCGGCGAACATCGCGGTCGACCTGCAGCAGCAGGTCAACCAGGTGCGCGTCGATGACGGCCTGAACAAGATCCGGCAGCAGGCGCTGGACCTGACCTATAACCCGGACACCGGCTACAAGACGCTTCGCGGCGACGCGGCTCTGACCCGCCCGGACGGCAAGCCGCTGGCCGAGGAATACGGCAGCAAGCTGCAGACCGCCATTTCCGACACGGCGGCCAAGCTGGGCAACGATGCGCAGCGCGCCGCCTTCGCGCACAGCGCCAACGGGCTGATGCGGCAGTTTCAGTCGGGCCTGGAAGAGCACACGCTGGCCGAGTACAAGGCCTATTCGCTGTCGACCCAGGAGGGCACGATCAAGCTGGGCGTGGACGAGGCGCGCCGTAACTGGCAAGACCCGGACAAGATCCGCAGTTCGCTCGACTCGGTCAAGGCAGCGGTGGCCAAGACTGGCCAGCTGTCCGGATGGTCGGGCAGCGACACCACCGCCCGCATGCGAGAAGTCACCAGCTCTGTGCACAGCGGCGTGATCGAAACCGCGCTCGCCGAGAACAACCCGGAATACGCACTGGGCTACATCGACCAGTACAAGGGCGAGATGACGGCCGGCGACCTGCTCAAGGTGCGCGGCGCGATCAACAAGGACGTCTACCAGCGCCTGGCCGACGGCATCGCCACCAACGTCGTCGGCGCAGCGCGCGCGCAGGCCCAGCCCGGCGACATGGGGCGCATGGTGGCCATCACTATCGGCAGCGAAAGCGGCGGCGACCCGAACGCAGTGGGCCGCAACATCCCGGGCCAGGGCACTGCCAAGGGCGACATGCAGGTGATGGACGCCACCAACATTGACCCGGGCTTCGGTGTCGAGCCAGCCAAGGACGGCAGCAAGGAAGAGCGCACGCGCGTGGGCCGCGACTACTTGCAGGCGCTGGTCAAGCACTACGCGGGAGATCCGGGCAAGGCCTGGGGCGCCTACAACTGGGGGCCGGGCAAGGTCGACGCGGCGATCAAGGAACACGGCAGCGGCTGGCTGGCGCACGCCCCGGAGGAAACGCAGACCTATGTGGCCAAGAACCTGGCCGCGCTGGGCGCCGGTGGCGGCGTCGTCAAGCCGACCCTGCAGCAGATCCACGACACCGTGCGCGAGCAGGTCACGGCCCGCTTCGGCGCCACCCCGCCGGCCGGCGTGATGAAGCTGGCGATGGCCACCGCCACCCAGCAGTTCGAAGACAACGCCAAGGCGATCAAGGCCGACGAGGAAGCGCGCACCACTGCCGCCATGCAGGCGCTGCGGGAGAACGGTGGCAAGTTCTCGCAACTGCCGTATGCGGTGCGCGCGAACATCCCGGCCGACAAGGTCGACCAGGTGCTGAACTATGGCCAGAAGGTGGCCAAGGGCGACGACATCACCAACCCGGCCGTCTACCAGAAGCTGAGCGACCCGGGCACCTTGCGCCACCTGTCCGACGACCAGTTCTTCCAGCTGCGCGCCGAACTGTCTGACGCCGATTTCAAGCACTTCTCGGCACAGCGCGCCGCGGCCCTGGACAAGAGCACCAACAAGGTCGAAGAGATCAACATGTCGGCGATGAACGCGACCCTGCGCGACCGTTTCCAGACGCTCGGCATCGACCCGACCCCGAAGGATGGCAGCGACGAAGCCGGCCGCGTGGGCGCGATCAAGAAGTTCGTCACCGACAGCATGCTGGCGCAGCAGAAGATCAGCGGCAAGCAGATGAGCGATGCTGACGTCGAAAAGCACATCGACGGCCTGTTCGCAAAGTCGGTCAGCTTCCGCAGTTCGTTCCTGGGCATGGACACCGGCAAGACCAGCCAGCGCATGCTGACGATGAAAGCGAGCGACATTCCGGACGACACTCGCAACGCCCTGCTGCGCGACTTCACGGCGGCCGGCATCTCGGCGCCGAAGGATGCCGATTTGCTAGGCGCCTACTTCCGACTCAAGCAAATCCCACAAAAACCACGCCTCGGCCAGATCGCCAGCGGAAAGGTCACCTACAAATGAGCGACTACAACGACAACGAAGACACCGCGGGCGCCGTCGCCGCATACCTGAACCCGGGGCAGGGCCAGCCGGCGCAGGCAGCAAAGGCAGCCATGACGGTGGCCGCCGGCAGCAATCCCGATTTGGAGGCCGAGTTGCGCCGCGTCGCTGAGCGCACCGGCGTGCCGCTCGATGCGGCGCGCGCCTATCCGGACGAGGTCAAGCAACAGGCCGCGCTGCAGGCCCACGACTTCGACGCGCTGGCGCGCCAGTTCCCCAGCACGACCCGCTTTCTGGCCGACCCCGACAACGCGCGCATCGCGCACGACGACGTGGCCAACCTGTCGAACACCGAGGCTGCCATCAGGGCGCTGCCAGCGCCATCCAAGCCGGCGCCGTCGTTCGGCGCGCAAGCCCTGGACTTCGCAGCTGAGAACCTGAAATCGCTGGTCAGCGCGCCCGGGTCGACCAGCGCTGGGACTGAATTTGGCAAGGGCTTGGCGGGTTCCTTCAACAAGGCGGCCGGCTCGGTCAACCTGGTGCTGGGTGCTTTCCCGACGCTGTACGACAAGGCGGCCAGCCTAATCACCGGCAAGAACACGACCAGCGCAAGCGATTACTGGTTCCGGAATATGGTCGACCCGCGCTTGGGCACACAATCGAAATACGAGGCGCCGAAGGACGCGCCGTTTGTTGCGAAGGCTGGCAACACCGCCGGCAACCTGTTGGGCGTGCTGGCGCAGATCGTCGGTACCGGGGGCGGCGGGGAACTGGCGCCGGCGGCCGACACCGTCGCCGGAATCGTCGGGCAGACCGCGGCGCACGGCGCCAAGTCGATGGCCTTCCCTGCGATCGCCGATTCGGTCGCGATGGGCAACAACGTCTACCAGCAGACCGGCGACATCAACGCCGCCATGCGCGCCGCACAGGCGCAATACCTGTCCACCACCATGGCCGGCATCGTTCCGCTGGGCGTACCGGGCGGGCTGGCCGCGCGCTCCGCCACCGGATTCCTGTCCGGTGCCATCGTAAGTGAGTCAAGCCGGGCAACCATGAACATGGTGCTGCCGACTTCAATGGCGCAACCTTTCGACCTGGAGCAAACTATGCTGTCGGGCCTGGCCGGCGCCGGGCTGGGCATGGCGATGGGCCCGCGCGCTGAGCCGGGCTATCACGACGCGCTGCGCCGGACCTACGCGGATGCCGCGCGCGCCGACCGCGCCGAGCAGGGAATGCAGGCGCTGGCCGCGCTGGGCGAGGTGGCAACGTCGAGCAAGACACGCGAGCGCGACCCCGCCGCCTTCCGCCAGTTGGTGCAGGACATGACGGAGAATGGCCAACTGCAGGACGTCTACGTGTCGGCCAAGGACTTGGGCGAGGTGCTGAACCAGTCCGGAGTGACGCCGGCGCAACTGGCTGCCGCCCTGCCCGACCTCGCCGCCCAGCTGCACGAAGCGACGATGACGAACGGCGACGTGCGCATCCCGGTCGAGGACTACGCCACCCACATCGCCGGCGGCCCGGTCGACGCCGCGCTGCTGCCGCATCTGAAGACCGACGCCGAAGGCATGACGTTCAAGGAGGCGCAGGACCACTTCGCCGGCCAGCAGGACGCCATGCACGCGACCGCCGAGCAGCTGGGCGCAGAGCAGGCCAAGATCGACACCAAGGCGGCGGACAGCCAGGGCGTGCACGATGACATCCTGGCGCAGCTGAACCGGTTGGGGCGCTTCAACCCGGAGACGAACAAGTCGTATGCCGCGCTGATGCGCGCCTTCTTCGAGACGCAGGGCGAGCGCCACGGCTTGAGCGCGCGCGAGGTGTACGACCGGTCCGGCCTGAGCATCAAGGGCCAGCCCATCATCGACGGCCTGGACAAGGTCGACCGCGGCGCCTACGACCCGAAGACCGCGACGCTGGCGCTGCTGAAGGCCGCCGACCTGTCCACCTTCCTGCACGAGTCGGGGCACTTCTTCCTGGAGGCGGCCACCACCCTGGCGGCCCGGCCGGAAGCCACCGACTCCATGCGCACAGACTCCCTGGCGCTGCTGTCTCACCTGGGCGTCGAGACCCCCGAAGGCGTGGCGCCGCTCGACCACTGGGCAGGCCTGAGCGTGGACGAGAAGCGTGCCGCCCATGAGCAGTTCGCGGTCGGCTTCGAAAAGTACCTGATGGAAGGCCGCGCGCCGACGATCGAGCTGCAGTCGCTCTTCTCGCGCTTCCGCTCCTGGCTGGTCAACATCTACAAGTCCCTGGCCAAGCTCGACGTGAAACTGTCGCCGGAGGTGCGCGGCATCATGGATCGCATGCTGGCGTCCGACGAAGCAATTCGCGAGGCCGAGCAGACCCGCAAGTATAAGCTGCTGTTCGACTCCCCGGAATCGGCCGAAACCTCGCGCGAGCTGTTCGGCAAGTATGAAGCCCTCGGCACCCGTGCCACCGACGAGGCGATCGCCGACATGACCGGCCGCAGCATGCGCGACCTGCAGTGGGCCAGCAATGCCAAGGCCAAGGCTATCAGGGCACTGCAGAAGGAAGCGGCCGGCAAGCGCGCCGTGATCCGCGACCAGGTCGAGCAGGAGATCAACCAGCAACCCGTGTTCGAGGCGGCCGAATTCATCCGGACGAACACCGGCGACGTCGAGCACAAGGAAGCGCTGGCGGCCTGGACGGAACTCCGCGACGCTGAGGCGGCAGCGGTCAAGGCTGATACGAAGGACAAGGACGAGCGCGCCGCGCGCATGGCCGACTGGAACGAGGCGAACCCCAAGCCGGAACGCGCGCCGACCCCTGCCGAACAGTGGACCGCGGCGCAGGATACCAAGCGCGTCGAGCTGACCCAGCAGGTCAAGGACGAGTACCTGGCCAAGCCGGAAGCGGAGGGCGCCAAGGGCCTGAAGAAGGGGCAGTACCTGGCCAAAAACAAGCGCGCGATCGACAACGAGGTAGAGCGCCGGCTGATCGAACTGGCGAAGGACAAACCGAAGCCGGCTGGCGACGGGCCCCTGCCCAAGGAATTCGTCGCCGAGATGTTCGGCTTCCCCGACGAAAAGACCATGATGGATGCCATCAAGGCCGCCGGCAACAAGAAGGCCGCGATCGAATCGATCACCGACCAGCGCATGCTCGAGCAGCACGGCGAACTCACGGACGCGGCCCACATCGAGCAGGCGGCGCACGAGGCGGTCCACAACGAGACGCGCGCGCGCTTCATGGCCACCGGCCTCAAAATCTTGTCGAAGTCGCCGATCCCAGCGCGCCAGCTGGTGAAGGCCGCGCGCGAGGCGGCCGAAGCGTCGATCGCGGCGAAGCGCATGCGCGACCTGCGCCCGGCGCAGTACCTGGCGGCCGAGGCGCGCAGCAATGCCGAAGCCGTGAAGCTGGCGCCGAAAGATCCGGCCGGCGCCGTGCAGGCCCAGCGCGCTGCCCTGCTGAACAACCAGCTGTTCCGCGCGGCCGACACCGCCGTGCGTGACACCCAGAAGAGCCTGCGCTACCTGGCGCGCTTCAACCGGGACAGCGTGCGCGCCAAGATCGACGTGGAATACCGCGACCAGATCGACGCGCTGCTGGACCGCCACGACCTGCGCCAGAGCGTGTCCGGCACTGCGCTGGACAAGCGCGAGGCCCTGCTGTCGTTCGTGGAGCGCATGGCCGCCGCCGGCTTCGAGCCGCGGGTGCCGGAAGGCCTGCTGAACGAGGCGCGGCGCACCCACTACAAGGACATGACGGTCGAGGAATTCAACGGACTGGTCGACGCGGTGAAGTCGATCGACCACCTGGGGCGCCTGAAGACCGAGCTGCTGGACGGGAGGGAGAAGCGCGAGATCGAGGCGCTGGCCACGGAAGCGGCCAACACGATGGCCGAACTGAAGCAGCGCGGGCCGGAAAGCAACCGCGGCCTGAGCCGCATCGGCGCCGCTTGGCTCGGCGCGAAGTCGGCCGGACGCAGCCTGCAGGCCTCGCTGCTGAAGATGGAGCAGATGATGGACTGGTTGGACAACCGCAACCCGAACGGCGTGCTCAACCGTGTGGTGTTCCGCCGGATCGCCGACGCCGGCGTGAAGGAAGCCGACCTCCAGGCGAAGGTAAAGGCCGGCATCGATGAGCTGATGCACGCGCACCTCGAGGACGTCACCAAGGACGGCGGCAAGATTTACGTCGCCGACAACCTGATCGACTCGCAGACCGGGCAGCCGCAGCGCTTCACCAAGAAGGAGATGCTGGCATTGGCTGGCAACATGGGCAACGACTCGAACCTGTCGAAGCTGGCCGCCGGCGAGAAGTGGGACCAGCAGCACGTGTGGAATTTCCTACACGAGAACATGAGCAAGGCCGACTGGGATTTCGTCGCTGGCCTGGGCCGCACGCTCGAATCGCTGTGGCCGGAAAAGCTGGCCATGTCGCGCCGGCTGGGCAACAGCAATCCCGAAAAGATTGCGCCGCGCCCATTCGACACTCCGCACGGACGCTATGACGGCTGGTACTGGCCGATGATCTACGACCCGGCGCGCGCGCAGGATGTAGCCGAGCGCGGCGCGCGCAGCGGCGACTCGCTGTTCGAAAACGTCTACTCCCGCGCCAACACCGACACCGGCCGCACGAATACCCGCAGCGAGAACTACGCGCGCCCGCTGTTGCTGTCGCTCGACGTGATCCCGCGCGTGATCAAGGACGAGATCCACGACATCGCCTATCGGGAGGCGGTGATGGACGCGGACCGCTTCCTCAGTAACGGCAAGGTGCGGGACGGCATTGTCGCGGCGCTGTCCCAGCAACACTACGACCAGCTGCGACCGTGGCTGCAGTCGATCGCCAACGACCGCAAGGTCGACATGCAAGCGCTGAAATGGTTTGACCAGGTGGCGCACGGTGCACGCACGCGAGCCACGATCGTAGGCCTGGGATACCGGCTTTCCACCATGCTGGTTCACGGCAGTTCGGCCGCAATGGAGTCGATCGCGGAGGTGGGCCCTGTGTGGATGTCGAAGGGGGTCGCCGATTTCGCCAACCCGATGCAGTGGGCCGCGAACAAGGATTTCATCTTCGAGCGCTCGGGCGAGATGCGCAACCGCATGAACGAGGTCGACCGGGACGTCCGCGAGCACCTGCGCGAGATCGACCTGCGCCTGATGGACACCACTACCGGCGTGGTCGCGCGCGGCGCCGACTTGATGAAGGCGCATGCCTACCAGGGCATCGCGATGCTGGACATGGCCAGCGCGTTGCCGACCTGGATGGCGGCATACCACAAGGGCATGGCACCGGAGGCACAGGGTGGCAAGGGTCTATCCGAGCAGGACGCGATCTACTTCGCCGACAAGACGGTGCGTAACGCCCACGGCGGCACCGGCGTGAAGGATATGGCGGCAGTACAGCGCGGCCCGGAATTCATGAAGTTGTTCACGATGTTCTACACGTTCTGGAACCACAACGTGAACCGCCTTATGGACACGGCGCGCATGGCCGGCGAGCTACCGGCGACCTACCGCAGTGGCGAAATGGCGAAGTTTCGCGGCGACCTGGGCAACGTCATCATGCGCACGCTGATCTACACCATCGGCGTGCAAGCCATGCACGGCATCTTCCACCCGAAGCAGGACGAGGACGGCGACACCCATTGGGCAGCCTGGGCGGCGAAGGAATTCACCGCGGCGGCGTTCGCCGGCATCCCGATCCTGCGCGACCTGTCGGCCCACTACCTGACGGGCAAGGACTACAGCGCTACGCCGGCGGCCTCGATGGTCGATGCGGTCGGGCGCAGCGGCCAGGACGCGGCCAATGCGATGGCCGGGCAGGAGGTGTCGGAGAAGTGGGTCAAGCACACCGTCACGACCGCAGGTTACGTGTTCGGCCTGCCGACCGGGCAGGCGGCCAGCGCCGTCCAGTTCCTGTGGGACGTGGAGCAGGGCAAGGCGCACCCCGAGGGTGTGGCCGACTGGTGGCGTGGCGTCATGCATGGAGACATGAACAAGAAGTAGCCCCGTATACGTCCCGGGCGCTCCACTGCTGAGAATGCAGCTTTCGAAATGGAGCGCCCGCATATGACCATCAGCAATTCGAGCCGCACTGCCGGGCCATTTCTCGGCAACGGCATCACCACGCGATTCCCCTTCGCCTACAAGGTTTTTGCGCGCGACGATGTGCTGGTCGCCCTGACCAGCGCCAGCGGCGTGGAAACTATCCTGACGCTTGACGCCGACTATACCGTCACGCTCAACGTCGACCAGAACCTGAGCCCCGGCGGCTTCATCGACATGACGGTCGCGCCGGCCGTCGGAACCATGCTGGCCGCGACCAGCGACGTGGCGCTGGTGCAGTCGCTCGACCTGACCAATGGCGGCGGCTTCCACCCGAAGGTGATCAACGAAGCGCTCGACCGGGTCGTGATCAACGTCCAGCAGCTGGCGGGCAAGATCGGGCAGGGGCTGGGCATCGGCCAGGCCGCGATCACCGACGCCGCACTGCAGGCGCTGGCCATCCTCCAGACCATCGCGACCGGCACCGGGGCCGCCCTGATCGGCTTCCTGCAGCTGGGCGCCGGGGCGGTGCTGCGCACCGTGCTGAACAAGCTGCGCGAGCGCGTCACGGTGATGGACTACATGACCGAGGCGATGCTGAACGACATCGCAACGGGCAACCCGGTGCTCGACCACACGACGGCCTGGACCGCGTTTCTTGCCTACCTCTACACGACCGGAAAATCGGGCTGGGTGCCGCCCGGGCGTTACAACGTCAGCAGCACGTTGGACATCCCGGCAGGCGTGGCCGTAACGTTCGCCCCATCCGCAGTGCTGAACTACACCGGGGCCGTCGGCTCGGTGCTCCGTATCCGCAAGGGCGTGAAGTGCCTGGGCAATGGATCCAAGATCCTGATTGCCAACGCCGCGTGGGACGAACCGGCGGTCCTGCTGGACGGTTCGGACCACTTCAAGGCCGACGCCGAAACCATCGTCGAGGGCTTTTTCATCAACGGCGCCGGCACGACCAAGGGCTGCGGCTTGCAGCTGCGGGCGCTGAACGGCGGCGAATACATCTCGTTCGTCAAGCTGCGCAACTTCACCTTCACCAACCTGAAATATGGCCTGCTCGTGTCCTGCGGCGGTGGCGTTGATACTGGCGTCGCATCGTGGCACTGGATCAACAGCAACTTGCTGGAAAACTTCTCGTTCTTTTACACGCAGTTCGGCATGGCGGTCGTGGGACTGCCAGTCACGCCGGCCGAGGTGGCGGCGAACCAGTTCCTGAACTTCCACTTCCAGCCCATCGGCCTGCCGGTGTACTTCTTCGGCGCCAGCTGGAACACGTTCACCGGGTACATCTGGGACTGGAACTATGGCACCAGCGGCGCCTCGATCCAGTTTGACGGCGGTGCCAAGTGGAACACCGTGCACAGCAACATCTACACCCCGCAGATCAGCGGCACCGCCAGCAACAAGTGCTTCGACCTGACCGGCGACGAGACTGGCCAAAAGTTCTTTTGGGGCGAGGTATACAACATCGGGCGCACGTACTACGGCACGCTGGGCAGTTCGGGACAGAGCGCGCAAACGTACTACCCCGACACCGCCGGTGGCTCCGTGTTCTGGAGTAAGAATTCCGGCGGTAACTACGAGTTTGGCGGCGGCGGCAACCCGTACGCCGGCACCCAGTTCTGGAGCATCGACACATCAGGCCGCATGACCTTCGGCGGCGGTGCCAACCCTACCCTGTCCAAGTTCCGCATCAATGGCGAGTCCGGTCATCACACGACGGCAGTGCGCGTGGGGGCCGACGGCTGGGGCGGCGTCATCTTCGAGAACGCGGCAGGCACAACCGCCGGCCTGATCACCGTGAACACCTCGTCCACCGTGTACGGCACCAGCTCCGACTACCGCCTCAAGGAGGACGTGCAGCCGCTGGCCTTCGACGGCAGCTTCATCGACGCGCTGCGCCCGGTGACCTGGCGCTGGAAGATCGACGGCGCGCCCGGGATCGGCTTCATCGCGCACGAACTGCAGGCGGTGTCGCCGTCGTCGGTGCACGGTCAGAAGGATGCGATGCGGGACGTGTTCGACGAGGAAGGCAACAAGACCGGGCAGCAGGAGCCTGACTACCAATCCGTCGAATACGGCTCAGCCGAAATGATCGCCCACCTGATCGCCGACGCCCAGGAAACGCGCAAGCGTTACACCGCGCTCGAAGCGCGCATGGCTGCCGTCGAGAGTCGCCAGTAACCACCGCCACCAACCGCCCACAACAAACAGCCCGCAACGCGCGGGCGTAACCAAAGGAGGTCCAATTGGACCAACAAGCAAAACTTGCCGTTGATGCTGGCGCTGCCGTTCTCGCCTTCGGCAGCTTCTTCGGCTGGCTTTTCAGCTGGCTGCCGGTGCTGCTGTCCGTCATCGCCTCGACCCTGTCGATCGCCTGGCTGGGCATCCAGATCTATGAATGGAACCGCAAGCGCAAGCAGGCCGCTGCCGGCGCTGCCGTGACCGGGAGCGGCGCATGAGCATCCAGTCGATGATCGAGGGCGTGATCCAGCGCGAAGCCGGCTATGTCAACAATCCGGCCGACCGCGGCGGCCCGACCAACTGGGGCATCACCGAGGCGACCGCGCGCCGCCACGGCTACACCGGCCTGATGCGCGACCTGCCGCGCGCCACCGCGGAGCTGATCTACCTGCGCGAGTACGTCACCGGCCCGGGCTTCGACAAGGTGGCGGCGATCCATGCCGGCATCGGCGAAGAGCTGGTCGATTCCGGCGTCAACTGCGGCCCGGCGCGCCCGGGGCCATGGCTGCAGCGCACCCTCAACCTCCTGAACCGCCAGGCCAAGCTGTTCTCCGACCTGGTGGTCGACGGTGCACTCGGCCCGGCCACGCTGGCGGCGCTGAAATCGGTGCTGGCGCAGCGCGGCGCCGACGGCGCAACCGTGATCCTGCGCACCCTGAACTGCCTGCAGGGTGCCTACTACGCCGAGATCACCGAGCGGCGCGAAGCGAACGAGGAATTTTTCTTTGGCTGGATTCTCAACCGTGTGGAGATTGCATAAATGGACCCGATTACCATTGGCCTGACCCTGGCGTCGCAGTTCGCGCCCGGCATCATCAAGTATTTTTCAAACAGCGACACCGCGGCCACCGTCGCCAGCCAGGTGATCGACATCGCCAAAACCGTCACCGGCAAGGGCACGCCGGAAGAGGCGGTCGAAGCAATGAAGGTCGACCCGGCGCTGGCGATTCAGTTCAAGACCGCCGTGATGCAGAACGACGCCGAGCTGGAAAAGGCATACCTGGCCGACGTCCAGAGCGCGCGCACCCGCGACATCGAATTGGCCAAGGCCGGGATCCATAACTACCGCGCCAACGTGCTGGCCGGCGCCGCGCTGCTGCTGGTGATGACCTGCCTGTTCATCGTGGTGTGGAGCTCGGGCGCCAGCGAGTTCGCCAAGGCCACCATCAGCCTGATCCTAGGTCGTGCCCTGGGCTGGGTCGAGCAGCTGTTCAGCTTCGAGTTCGGCACCACGCGCGCGAACAAGACCAAGGACGACACGATCAACAAGCTGTCTGGCGCTTAG